TGTTTATAACTTGTGTCATATTGCCTCCTATTAAAGGGTGAGGTCATTACACCTCACCCAGAGTTGTTATTACTTAGTAGTTGAACTACCAAAGCTTCTAGAACTAATCATTTTAATATAATCAACCCACATAATAGATGCGGTTGTTGTATTGTTTTTAGTTCCCATCATAATTCCTAATGCCAAATCATCAGGTAAATTAGTAGTTACAATTGATTCAGTAGCTAAAGGCTGTTTTCCAACAGGTCCTAAATATGATTGAATCACAGCAGTATTTACATTACCATTTGATCCTTGAGGGACAATGTTAAATCCAAAAATAAATGAATTACTTGGAGTTGCTAATTGAGTTGCACTAGCTGCTTGAAGAGAACCGTCTTCAATAACAAAAGTATCACCAGTATAAGGATCCACTAATGCTGAACTTGAAGTCACCGTTCCATTTTTTTCAGCGTGTAAGTACCAACCAGTTCCAGCCGTAATTGAAGTAGGATCAGCAAAGTTAGAGAAATATACACCATCAGTAATATTTACTACTCCTGAAGTTACATCTGTATCAACTAACCCAATAACCATTTCTGTCGTTGAAACATCTTCAACTGCTACTCTGCATTCAAAACCAGAATTCATTTTTGTGTTTAGTTGAAAAGCAGTAAAAGTATTAATTTGGTTATAAGCATCATCAGTTGCATTTACTTCATCTAATTGTAACCATCCACCTACAGCATCTGCTATTGGTGCAGCGGTTTGAGTACTAGCAGTTTGGCTTAAATACCATCCTGGTGAACCTCTTCCATTATTACTTGTATTTGTTCTTGTAATGGCTGAATAAAAATCATCCATAAACGAAGTTTGGCCTAAGAAATCATATCCCCCACCTTGTGTGTTGGTAACGGGAAATGGATCAGGCATCATTGCGTTCTTTAACGGGCTTTTATCTTTCATCACGTTAGTAACGCCATTATTAAAATGTGTTGTCATGTCAGTCTCCTTTTAAAATATGACCAGTAAATAATCCTTATGACTATTTACCAACATTAACATTAAAGAAATTTATAAAACAAAAAAGGCGGTCTTGCAACCGCCTTCTTCTATCTGGGAGGATCCAGTGTAAGTTTTTGTCTAACTGCCTA